TCGCGGCCTGGGCTGTGGCGCGCAGCCGGTTGGCGAGCGCCCGCAGCTCCGCCGAGACGGCCGGCCCGTCGGTGGCGAGGTCTTGCGTGCGGATCTTCTTGGAGACCAGGACCTCGGAGACGGCGATTGCTTCCAGCGCGTCAGCGGCGGCGAGCCGGATGTTGCTGGAGTTGAGGTCGAGGTAGACACCTAGCGTCTCGTCGGTGAGGAGCGCCCCGCTGCCGGGTGGGTCAGCGATCAGCGCACGGACGGCGCTAACGTCTTCGGGGTTCGCGGCCAACGTAGCTTCACCTCCGGTTCCTCTCAGGGGGTAGGGCGGCCACTGGCCCCCGGTGCGTCTACACGGGGGCCAGTGGGCTGAATGAATGGGCGCAGGACGCGCTGATGTCACGAGCCAGGGAGTTGTGCGCCCTCGGAGCCCGGCTATGCCCGCCACGGTGCCCGCCAGCGGCCTTCGGCGACTCAGTTGCAAGGGTGTCCGTTACCCTCCGGGGCTTTCCCGCCGTTGACGCCCACCCAGCGCCGCCCGACCCCCGTGGAAGGGGACGGGTCGGGCGGCGAGGGAAGGCGCCCCGGTCAGGGACGCGGCCGGCGCGCAGCGAGCGCGGCCTTGATGGCGCCCTCCTGCTCCTTGGTCGCATTCTTGGCGCCCTCGGGCAGGAGGTGCGCGTTCTCCTTGTCGAGCCACGACTTCGGCACGTAAGGATTGGCCGGGATCGGCGAGCCGGCGGCGTCCACGACGTAGACATAGCCGTCCGGAAGGCCGGGGTCGGCCGCCTTGGTCGCGGCGGCGTCGGCCTGCTCGCGCAGGGCGACGACCTCGGCCTCCAGCTCGGCGATGCGAGCGGCGGCGTCGGTCGCGGCCTTGTCAGCGGCAGCCTTCGCAGCAGCTTCGGCCTTGGCCTGCTCGTCCTTGTCGGCGGGCGGGGTGGTGGTGGCGGTAGCCATGATCACTCTCCCTGTCAGACCGTGTAGGTCACGTCAGCGACGGTGGGCATGTTGGCCGGCTCGGTGGCGCCGCCGGTGTTGTCGCTCGCATACGTCAGCGACGGGTCACCGGTCGCCGCGCCACAGATGTGGCGGGCGCGGTACTCGATGCTGTCGTTGAGGAAGGAACCCTCATCGGCGCCGAGGTCGCCGCCGCCCATGGCCTTGCCCTGGTTGTTGGCGTACCGGTAATCCGGGGACTCGTACCCGGCCAGGTGCGCGAACCACGTCGGCGCCTTGGCCGCCGTGCCCGGCTTGGGCATCACCATCCACGACGCGCCGACCTGCTTGGCATTGACGACGACATCGAAGCGGCCCGCGATCGGGTTGTCCGTCTCGACCTTGGTGCCGTCGACGCGGGTGATGACCACCCGGCCGGCGCCCATGACGGCATTCGCCAGCCCCTCCAGCGCGGGCCCGACGACGAGCTGCAGCGTCCCGGTGGGGATCAGTCCGCCCGTGTAGGGGTCACGCTTGGTGGACAGGTAGCGCAGGACCCGCAGCAGCGATTCCCGGCCGAGCTTCATCTGACCGAGGTTGGCGTTCCCGACGTTGAAGAAGCTGGTCGCCGGGGCGCCCGTGCCGAGGTTGATGAGCAGCCCGAGGGACTTCTCGTCCTCGGTGTTGGCCGCCATCGCGGGGAAGGCGCGCACGACCTCCATGAGCTGGTCGAGGTCGTCATTGAGACGCGACTCGAAGGACCAGCCGTAGCGGGCACCGGTCTTGCCGACCTGGATGAAGTACTCGCTCAGCCCGCCGCCCTTGAGGAAGGGGTAGGGGGTCAGCTCGGGGATGTCGTAGAAGCTCTGCGCCCCGAGGTGCAGCTCGGCGATCGACTTGGGCTTGAAGTTCCGGACGGTGGTGTGCGTGAAGAACTTCGGCCACTGCTTCTCGATCTCGGTGTAGCCGCGCTCGATCTGGCGGTCGATCAGGACACCCGTCGCAAAGGCCACCAGGTCGTTGCTCGACAGCGCCTCATAGAAGGTAGCGCGGGCAGACATGGAGCCGTCGGCGGCGTCGAGCATACGCGCGACACCTTCGACGGTACGCATGATCCGCACGTCCTTGGCCCAGCGCCGGCGCGCGGCGGCCGGGCTCAGCCCGTCACTCTGGTCCCCGATCGACTCAGCGATGTCGAGGAAGGTCGTAGTCAGCATGTCAGTGGCCTCCTCAGCCGATCGTGACGTTGATGGTGCCGGCGCCCGCGGCCTTCGTCCCGCCGGTGGCAGCGCCACCCTTGATGACGTCGGCCGAGTAGCCGAGCAGGGTGTTGCCGGAATCGGTGGTGGTGACCGTGAACGGTCCCGCGCCGGCGATGTAGAGAGCCGTCCCGACGGCCGCGACGGCGTCCGCGCACGGCAGCGTCCACGTCCCGTCGAGCGCCACGGAGGCGTTACCGACGGGGTTGGAGGTGTTCGGGACACCGGCCGCTGCGGCGGCCTGCCGGTCGGTCAGCGCGACGCCCACGTAGGCGCCGGACTTGACCGCGTCGCCGCTCTTGGTGCCCGCAGCGACGGGCAGCGACTGGCTCTTGGTGAAGCCGTAGACGTTGTTCTTCGCCATGGCTCAGGCCCCCTTCCGGCCATAGATGGAGTCGATGGAGTCCCACGTCGGGATCTCCTTGCCGCCGGTGTCCTCGGTCGCGCCGAAGCCGGTGACGCGGCCAGCGCCGCCCGCCTTGGCCTTGGCGTTGACCTCGGCCTCAACCGCTCCGCGGAAGGCGGCGGCGTCGATCTCGCCCTCGCCGGTCGTGGGCAGGGCGGCGAGGATGCCGCGCTGCTCCAGGGCCGAGAAGGTGACGGGGGTGGTCGAGGCGGCGATTGCCTCGGCGAGGATGCCGCGAGCGGCGTCGGTGTTGCGGTGCCCGCGCAGGGCAGCCTCTGCGGCGTCTGCGCGGCGGATGGCCTGGTCACGCTCGTCGGTGAGCGTGGGCACCCGGCCAGCCTCCTGGGTGAGTCGGCCGTGCTCGGCCTCGTCCACCTGGATCAGTCCCATGGTTGTCTCCTGGGTCTCGGGGTTGGGGTCTCCGGCCGGTGCCGGGGTCTGTGGGGCAGCGGCCTCGGCGGCGCGCTGCGGGTCGGTGCCGCCGGTGGCGTCGATGGTCTCGGTGGTGGCCGCGACGGGCACATAGACGGTCGTGGCGCGGACCTCGATCGGGTCGCCGGTCAGCGTGATCGAGCCGGACTCGTCGGCCTCGTAGTCGACCTGGTAGGTGCCGGAGCCGGTCGGGTTCTCGTACCAGAACCACACGCGGCCGGCCTCGGGGTCGAAGTCGCGGATGCCGACATAGGACTTTTCGCCGCCGTATGCCGCATTGAGGGCGTCGGCCAGTGCCTCGCGCTGGTCGGAGACCGCGGCCTCGGTCGCGTCGGCCTCGGAATCCGTTGGGGTGCGCAGCGATTCGAGCAGTGAGATAACCCTGCCACCCCTCCCCGCCCACGTCACCACGTCGATCGTATTCATCACGTCGGGGATCAGACGGGTGACGACGGTCGTCTTCTTGCCCTCGTATTCACCGGGGCGGACCTCGGCTGCGGCCCGGATGCTCATGCCGACGGACTGGATGAAGTCAGCGTCCGTGAGCAGCGGCCGGAAGGGCTTGAAGATCTTGACCTCGGTGACGATCCGCCCCGACTCGTCGATGTAGGCGTCGCGCGTTGTGCGCCCAACAAGGTCCTTCACGGTCCGGGCGGGCCGGGCGTAGGTCTCGGACTCGGTCGGATGGTCGATGAAGACCTTGGTGCCCTGTGGCCAGACGCGCTCAGTCACAGCGTTTTCCAGCACCTTGCGGGGGTAGGCGCCGCTGCTGCCGATGCCCTCGCTGATGATTTCGACCAGCCACTTACCGGACGATTCGTCGGCATTGATCGTGGGGGATTGGATTATCTCGGCGATAGTGCGCGACATATCCCACCTCCTAAAGTAGAATGATGCCGTGACATGCAAATCGGAGAATTGCGACAGGCTGGCCCTTCATAAAGGGTGGTGCAAGGCGCACTACATGCGGCAACGGAGCGGGGGAGACATGACGACACCGATCCGAAAGTCTCCGGTCAAATATGTCGCCATGTGCTCGATTGGCGGCTGCGGTCGAATCGCGCATACCAAGGGCTTGTGTGCGGCTCACTACACCCGGAGCAGGAAGGGCTTACCAGTCGAGGTTCAGCTTCGCGCGTCCCGTCGCAGACCGGGGGAGGCGCCGGACCCTTGCTCCGTCACGGAATGCGAGCGACCTGCCAGGACGCGGGGTTACTGCGTCGGCCACTATGGGCGGCTGGTGCGCGGACAGAAGATGGATGGACCATTCAGGGTTACCGCTCCGAGGGGGTCGGCATCCAAGCGCGACAACCTTGGGCGCAAGTGCTGCCGCATCTGTCAGCGTTGGCTGCCAACGTCTGAGTTTGCCAAGCATCCGAGAACCGCCGACTCACTGCGCGCTCACTGTCGAGATTGCGGAAAGGGATTACAGCGGGCATACAAGTACGGAGTCTCGGAAGAGAGATTCCGCGAGCTATTTGACCGGCAAGGTCACGTCTGTGCAATATGCCACGCCGAGAACCCCGGTCGATGGTGGTGCATTGATCATGATCACTCATGCTGCCCCGGCACTGTGACCTGTGGCTCGTGCATTCGCGGGGTCATCTGCGATTCCTGCAATGTCGGGATCGCGCGGTTCAATGACTCGCCAGACTCGCTGCGCCGAGCGGCCGACTACCTAGAGAGTACCGCGCGCCGATAGGCTCGGCGGGTGCCGGACGACGTGTGCCCGGAGCACGTGTGGCGACTCGCGGGCGTGACTCTGGCCGACGACGTGCTCGCGGATTACGAGTGCCAGCGGTGCGGGTCCATCGCCGTGCAGGACGGTGACGGGCTGCGGGGTATCAGGCCGCCCGGCGGCGAGTGCGGAGAGCGTCGCGCTGGCGGCGGCAGGTGATGCAGTAGCGGCCCTTGCCGTCCCCAATTCTACTACGCCGCAGGCCTTTTCGCCTTGGCCTGCAGGTCTTTCAAGGGCGTCGGGACCATCGAGTCACGCCAGCCGGTGCTGCTCTTACGTGTCGCCAGATCGGACCACTGGATGCGACCGGAGCGCAGAAGGTTCAATTTCGCCTGGCCCAAGATCGCCACCTGATCACCACTGGGCAGCGCGTCGAAGAATGCCCGTGCGTCCGGAAGGACGGAACTGGGCTCGTCGATGTCGAAGCCAAGCTCCCGCCACGACTTCGTTTTGGGCACTCTTGCGCATCGTCCTTGGACATGGTCGATCGGGCCGGGCTCGTCGAGGTCGTGCTCGGTGCCGTGCATCGCGAGACAGCTAGAGCATGTCCGTGACGACAGGCTTGCCACCCATGTCCACCCGTTAAGAACCTGCGCGTTCGCGCGATCCTGGGCGGCCGTCGCGGCGCGGTGCGCGTCCAGCATCTCGGTGCGGGCGATGACGACGGCCCGAGCGAGTCCGCCGTTGAAGGCGAGACCGACGCGGTCGAGCATGAGGGCGGCGGCGGCGTTGGGGTGCATGCCGAGCGCGACACCCCGGATGAGGATGGACTTCATGGCCGCGGTCGCCTCGCGGGAGAGCGGCCACGTCAGCGCGGTGACCTGTCTGGCCGTGCGCCGCACGATGGCGTCGAGCGCCTTGGGGTCGACCCGGTCAAAGGTGACGCCGGCTAGCGCGTGCCCCGGCGGGATGTTGGGCGGCAGCGTTGAGGCCAGCATCTCGGCTTCGAGTCGCCTGGCCGCCTTGGTCAGGTCCGGCAGGGTCGCACTGATGCGGATGCCCTGCTCGCGCGCTAGTGCGATGATGGCGTCCTGGGTGGCGACTATGGCCTTGGTCGCGCGGAGAGCCTCGGAGACCTCGCGCCGGGTCGGTTTGCGGCCCTGCTGCTGGATCAGGATCAGGCGGTCGATCGCGGCCGACCATGCGGGGCGAAGCTCGGCCCACGCGCGTGCCCACGCCTCGACGATCAGGCGGTCCTCGGTGCTGATGCGCCGGTCGAGGTCGAGCCGGATCTGGTCGAGGATCGCCAGGGTGCGATGCGTGACGGCCATTAGTCCGCTATGTCGTCGGCCTGCGGGTCGGGCTGCCCTTGTGCCGGCTGGCCGGCGTCGTATGCCGCGGATTGCCGCTCCCGCGGCCACAGGAAGGCGCCCTCGTCGTCGGTCAGCTCGTCCATGACGGCGTCGACGTCCTCGATGCCCGGCAGCGCCAGCAGCAGCGCGTAGGCGATGGCCCGCGGCGGGAGCAGCTCGGTGCCGTCTGCGGCGACGATCGCCTCGATTAGCTCCTTGAGCGGGGTGGTCGACAGGTCGGGGAAGTCGATGTCGATGCCGCGGTCCTGGTCGCCCGCCAGCGCGTAGGACAGGTGCCCGGTGACGGGATCGATGCGCGCCCCGCCCTGCAGCCGGCCGACGCGGATCGCCTGGTCGATGACGTGGTCGAGGACGCGGCGGATCAGGTCGGCGTGCAGGTCCTGCCGCATGCCCATCTCGAGGCGCTGCGGCTCGTCCAGTGTCTCGGCGACGGCGCGGGCGCCGGTGACGCCGGGGTCTGCCAGGAGCGCGGTGACGGGCAGGCCGAGCGCCGCGGCGACCATCCCGGCCAAGGGTTTGCCGGAGTCGGCGTCAAGTCGGATGCTCGACGGGCCGAGCGCGGCAAGCTTGGTGCCGTCTGGCATGATCGCGGTCTGCCCGGCGCCCGATCCGGGCGCGGTCGGCGAGCCATCGGGGCCCACTCCGAAGCGTTCACGCGCGGCGGTGGCGGTCCGTGCGGACTTGGTCGTCATCGTGAAGGCGAGACGGGCCACGGCGCGGATGTATTTGGCCAGGTCGCTCAGGACGTCGCGGTAGCCCTGCGCCCACGGCAGCGCGGCATACGCATCGGGCACACCCCAACGGCCGATCGCATTGACGGCGACGTGGACGACCGGCTTGTCCCACTCGACCGGCATGCCGTCCAGGGTCTTGGCGCGGACCGAGGGGGTGAAGCCGAGCGCCGGGTAGAGGACGCGGCGGGACTCCCGGCGGGTGCGGGTGGTCGAGGGCAGCGT